GTTACGAGTGCTTGGAGTTTGAAGGTGATTCCGTGCTGGGCGTCTGTATCGCCACCTACCTGCGGAAGCGCTATCCCGAGAAGAAGCAGGGGTTTCTGACCGACGCCCGCAAGGAACTGGTCAACAATGAGCGGTTGGGCGAGTTGTCCAAGACCATGGGTCTGAATCGCTTCTATGTGATCTCCCGCCACAACGAGGACTCGGTGGCCATTGACGGCCGCAACAACGCCAAGAAGTTGGGCGATATCTTCGAGGCGTTCCTCGGTGCGCTGTGGACAGACTGCGGCAATCGGTTTGCCGTCGTCTATGCATTTGTAACCACCGTCATGGAGACCTACCTGGACATTGATGAGATTGTGAACTCGGCTACCAACTTCAAGGACCTGTTTCAGAAGTACTGCCAGCGGGAGTTTCGGTGCACCCCCGGATACGAGATGCGCTCCAACGACCCCAAGAAGAACGAGATTGTGGTGGCGGTGTTCGTGGAAGGCAAGGTCTACGGGGTTGGCGTTGGGTCCACGCGCAAGAAGGCAGAGCAGATGGCGTGTCGCGAGGCACTCACCGAAGTTGGGGAAGTCCCTTCCGCCTAGGCGTGAGACGACCACCCTTGGGCGGTGGGGGCGCCGGTCCCACTTCCAGGTTGCCATCGCTACCATTCACATAGGTCACGCCCGTCAGAGGTTCAGCGAGCACCGCGGCATCCTCTTTGCCCTCATTCTCCCCGTCCTCAAAGACGATAGGATTCTTCAGTCGCTTGATCTTCGGAGCACCCTCTCCGTTGTCGGCGGGTGCACCTGCGCTGGCTTCTTTCACGACATCCTTCGGCGACAGTATCATACCCTTTTCAATGAGCACCTCTGAGTTGTCCCCGCCTTCCGATTCACGCACAATCTCTGACACTTCAGCCACGGCTTCGTCCAGCGCCATCTCTATGGGAACAGGTACAGCGTTCAGGTCGGCGATGATGGCTGCACTGCCAACTGCATCGTTCAGGGCATCTGGCTGGGGTGGTGGACCAACCTCTATCGCCTCACTGGCTTCGGCGCCTGCTGCTGCTGCTGCCGCCCTAGCGGCCACCACCGCGGCTTCGGCGTCGGCTACGGCTTTCAGTGCGGCTTCCAGCGCATCCTTGGCCTTTGCGGCTTCTGCGTCTGCGGCGGCGGCCTTGGCGGCGATGGCGGCGGCGGCGGCCTCGGCGGCCTGTTCGGCAGGGGACATTGCCGACTCCTTCTTTCCACTACGAGCATCGTTCACCTCCTCCATGTACGTTTTAGCCCATGCCTCCTCGTCCTTGTCCGTGTTCCCACCATACTTGTTGCGAGTCCCAGTGAGTTCTAGGTAGCCCCGAATGGCGTCACCGACCTTCAGCTTCGTTGCAGTCGGTGGCGAGGAGGCGAGCAACCCGATGATCTTTACTGCCGTTTTCCGCGCATAGTAGTACGCAACGCTGTCATCGCGCATTTTCCAAGACAGTGCCTTCAGGACCGACAGGATATCAAATACCCGTGCAATCTGATGGTAGCGTGTTTCAGTTGGGGGGTCCAGGTAGTAGAATTCTTCCGGGGCCGCCTTAGGGTCCACCACATTACCACTTGCATCGTAGACCCTGAGTCCCGGCTGGGTCTTGATCCAACTAATGTGCCTCTGGCGCTTCGGGAGTGCATCTCCGGTCGGGCCACTGCTCACATCCAACCACGCTTCGAACAGCGGTCGATTGGCTTCATTCATGGGCATGTCATTGTGCTCCCATTTGGGTCCGACGGGTGTCGGGAATACCTCCTTGGCGAACTGGATTGCTGGGTGTTTGTTGTGTACCCCCTTGCGCAAGTCCTTGAATAACCTTGCGATGTAAAAGTATTGCCCATAGTCCATGTTGTAGTTCGGCCACTCGAAGATAGGCATGAGGACATTCCGAAGGATTCGCTTGTTCGACGCACCTGGTCTGTCCAGCTCCCACGGGGCAAAGTCCGTCAGTACATCGCGAATCTTCATGCGACCCACGTCGTGTATTACAGGAGTTCCGTCCTGCATAATCGCCATGTTTCCAGGATGAAGGTCGTAGTGCACGATACGTCCATCAATGCGTAACAGAACACGCAGGAGTGCACACAGCGCATTGATGCGCGGTATTCCAATCAACCTAGAGACATCTGCTTTCTGTGTCCTCGTCACAAGTCCATACCACTTGAAGGCTCCAAACCGCCCCATGATTTTGTTGAGCTTGGTTATCTTATCGTATTCAGCCGCCTGATGTGTGTTTACCATTGCCTGGGTGGCGACAGGGTTCACGCGATAAATGCCATTCGACGCCCACAGGTTGATATGTGCCGTAACAAAGGCGGAGTCAAATGGGGGTACCTTGTCCTTGAGCATCCCCTTCAGCATGCGATGGATGGGGATCTCGCCGTCACCTGCAGAGACCATACGGACAACGGCACCGTATCTAGTTATCAGGGTATCCAGCTGCTTTTGCTTTTCTTTCTTCTTTGTATCAGTCGTCCCCACGTCCGTCCACATAACTGGAAACCCGTTCCAATCCCCCACAGGGTCCTTGTTGAACACGGGTGTGTCGGCGCCCGCCCATCTGAACACGCCACCCTCCTGCGGCTTGACGTCCTTGGCGTAGTAGTTCTTGTGCGTATTGACGTATCCCTGCTTCTTGTAAAACGGGACTGCAGCTGGAATCGCGTCCAGAACCACGCGGGACTTGCCGTTGAGTTCCGCCATGCCCTCTACGAACTTCAGCATGTCCTTGCCCACACCCTGCCCACGCGTCGACTCGTGTGCACAGAGAACATACAGTTCCAGGTCGTGCTCACCTTCAAAGTCGATGATTGCAAAGCCCTTGGCCTTGTTGATGGGAAGGTGTCCGTGGGGGTGCTTGGCCCGCAGGATATCCACTTGGTGCTTCTTGCCGAAGAAGAGCACGAGCGCATCGGCGTGGGAAACGGGAGTCAGGTAGTTCTGTTCAATGGTTCCCTCTCCGCCCACATTGCATATTTCCATCAGCGCATCGGATTGCCCAGCAGGGATGCCGATAATCCGTTCCGTGCCCTCGGGGGTCTTGACGTCGGCGTTCTTCACGTACACCACACGAGTCCGGTTGATTTCCGCAACGTGTTCCTTGGCCGCCTGGGTTTCCCGACGCTCGGCCCGAGTACGGCGACCCGCCTTCATCGGCTGGGTCTCCAGTAGGTGATCTCGGCACCGCACCTTACGAAGTGTACGCCCCTTGGACTGAAGGACGGACTTGGTGCAGATGGCGATGGCGCGTCCCTCCGTTCCACTTCGCATCTTCCCCCTAAAGGTTCGCTTGACCTTCTTCACACAGCGACAGAACGTGTCGACCTGCGGTTCCCTCATTGTTTAGTCGCAGAAGAATATATCCTCGCAAAAGATAAACACAATGGGCGGAGGACTTCTTCAGCTTGTTGCCTACGGAGCACAGGATGCCTATGTCACTGGAAACCCCCACATCACCTTCTGGAAGGTGATGTACAAGCGTCACACCAACTTCGCGATGGAAGCGATGCGTGTCAACTTCACGGGCACGGCCCAGTATGGACAGCGCGTGGTGTCCATCGTGAACCGCAACGCTGACTTGATCTACCGCACGTATCTCGAGGTTACGCTGCCCGACACCACGGCGGCGGCGACGGGCAACACCCGCGACGTCAACTGGACTCCGGGTGCGATGCGCCGCCTCGGCTACCTCATGCTGGAGAAGATTGAGGTGGAGATTGGCGGACAGGTCATTGACCGTCACTACGGCGAGTGGTGGTACCTCTGGGAGTGCTTGACGGCCTCGGTCAACCAGGTTCTCAAGGCTGATCAGATGCTGGGTGGACCGATCGGTGGACAGACGACCACGTTGACCAAGTGCAACGGACGCCCCCAGGTGCTCTACATCCCGTTCGGGTTCTGGTTCAACCGCAACCCGGGTCTGGCGCTGCCGCTGATCGCGCTGCAGTACCACGACGTTCACTTCAACGTGTGGTTCCGCAAGGCGACGGACCTGGTCACAACCTACTCTGCGACGCTGAGCAACTGGCCGAACATTGCCTCGGCGGCGGCTGCCCTGCCCCCGCCCAAGGATGCGGCGATCTACATTGACTACATCTACCTGGACACGGACGAGCGCCGCCGCTTCGCGCAGGACTCCCACGAGTACCTGATTGAGCAGTTGCAGTCCTCTCTGCCGCAGACCATCACGTCGGCTCAGGCACGCCTTGACCTGACGCTGAACCACCCCATCAAGGAGCTGGTCTGGGTGTTCCAGGACGCGCGTCGTCTGGACTGCTCGTTGCCGACGGGCACGCCTGCCGACTTTTACACGGGCGTTGCAATCACGGCGGCTGGCAGCGGCACTCCCGGTCCTCCGGGGCAGTCGGTGGGCGGCTACACGCAGCCCTTTGCGTATGATGACATCGTGGACCGCTGCCGCATCCAGTTGAACGGACAGGATCGCTTTGATGAGCGCTACGGCGACTACTTCTGGAAGGTCCAGCCGTTCCAGCACCACACGGGCGGTGCCATGCCCCTGCTCAACTCCTACACGATTGAGGACAACGTGACGGCACCCGATCGCGACCCGATCTACTATGGTCCCGTCAACCCAATCAACGTCTACTCGTTTGCCCTCCAGCCCGAGGAGCACCAGCCGTCTGGGTCGTGCAACTTCTCGCGCATCGACACGGCGACCCTGGTATTTGACTCCGTCAAGAACGGTGGCACGTCGGGCTTCCCGAGCAAGAACACGCCCTTCGTGTTCCGCCTGTTTGCGGTCAACTACAACGTCTTCCGCGTGATGTCGGGCATGGGTGGCCTGGCGTACAGCAACTAAAACTTGAGGAAGAGTAATGGATAAGCCCCCGTTTGGGATAGCCCTTTCCGAGTGTAAACGTGGACTTCGGATTCAATCGTATCCAAACACAGACAAATGTCTACCAAAAAGAATGTGTGACGTGCTTCCATATGCTAGAAAAATGGAGGCCTTCGTTGAAGACCCCAAAGAAAAGGCGCTGTGGAGGGCTGACGTTGCTTTCTACAAAAACGCTCAAGAAAACGGCGAGGGTTCATATGATACAGGTACATGTCCAGCGGGGGGCAAGCGTCGTCGCACCCGTCGTGGACGCAAGACCCGTCGCTCTACACGTCGCGGGGCACGATCTTCGCGGAGACGTCCCACTCGGTCAACTTGATGTTCGGCGCACAGCCATGTATTCCCTGCGTCTGCTGCATCATAATAGGCGCATCCTCTCCAATCCCCGGACACTTGAGGTGGTCGTGTCCTAGAATGTGACCAATCTCATGAGACACTACATACTGCCGATAGTTCTCCAAGTCCTGCTTACTACGATGGGCTCCGTGCATCCACCGCCACGAGTTCAAATACATCTGACGACCACCCAGTTCTGCACAGGACAGGTGGTAGTCACATCCAAT